AATTCCACGTAACCATCACCAATATCCAAAACCGGGACACCGACATTCGACAAAAACTCCAACACCGCGTGATGCTCATCGGAGTCGTTCCATGCCAGAAAAGCAAGATCCCCACGGGAAGCAAATTTCGCAGCACGTAGATGGGGTCGCGGATCTTCGACAATGGTGACCACCAACTCCAGAAGACGATCATCAATATCGGATGCGTTTTTGGATACAACGGTCAGAAAAGTGGGCTGCTGTGTTGCCCACTCGATAACGGAATCAGGTGCGGGAGCAACAAGAATGATGTCCGTGATTTCATCATGTAGTTCTGGCAACTCGCCGGGTTCTGATTCTCCGGCGACCACGATAAGTTTCATCGTCGGGACTTGTAGTCGATATTGGGACGGGAAATTCGGTCCATGACCTCGATTGCACTGAGCGCCAAAAATGAGGCGGCAAAGGCAGAAACAACATCAAACCATGAAATTTCTGCCTTGGTGAGTCCGACAAGGGCTATTCCTGAAACAAAAAGTGCAACAAAGATTCGATAAAATCTTCTGCCAAGCCACAGATCCAAAAGTACGATAAACCACGCCGCTGCCAGAGCGGCAATTATGACATTCTCCATGCTCTAGATCCTAAGAATAAACTAGTTCCAATAATTGCTATACGTGTAAGGAAAGTCAAAAATACTTAGGAAACCCGTTGGTGATCTAACTACTCTGGCAACATCTTGGTCATAAGCCTATCTTGGATGGCATTGAATTCCGGGGTTGTTCCCAGAACTCCAGCCCTAGCCTGTTCCCTCAAGAAGTAGGGGAGGCAGTGATAGCAGTACAGAATTCCCTCTATCGCGCCAGCCGTGTACACGTAGACGGCGTTCTCTTCACAGTTTGCACACTTCATGGATTTCCTTCTTTCAGGAGTAAATGCCGCGCGGGACGAGAGCCTGCACATATGGGTCTAGTGAATCCCACAAAAGAACTCGGGCGGTCACACCCACCGGTAAGTAGTAGGGAATGGTGCTCCTAAGTCTTTCCATTTTTAGGGGCGCCTTGTTGTAGAGAAGTGAATATGCATTCGTGGTGGGCAGAGACCAGCGACCATCTTGACTGTCGAGATCAGAAATGTTTCCCGAGAAAAACAGTTGTTGCCGGTCTGCTCTCTCGAAAAGGACGTTGCTAATGAACGAAGTTCCAGAGCCGGTCACACTAACGACCGCATATGTGGAGTTCTCGGGTGCTGTAAGTACGCCACTAAATTGTTGCCATTTAATATCACTTTCGGGCGCATACTGTGCAGAGGAAATAGAGTCTGTACGAAGAAGTGAATCTGAATGGTCATACCATTTTACTTCACCGAGTGCGGTACCGGAATCAATGAAGGCGACCATTGAGAACCCATATGAATAGGTATCCGCTGTGGGAATGCGCGCCCCAGCAATCTCCCACGGGGACCCAGATACGAGACCCGAGTTGGCTCCATTGGCGGAATTCAGTGCCGACAGTGCGAGGGAACCGGAGACCACCGACCACGCTGAGGGTGTCACCTCAAAGGTGGGGTTAAACACAAGGTTGAGTCTGTCGGGCTGGCACACAACGGTCACCGACTTGGGGTCCCGGTAGACGTAGCCGATGTCGTAAGGACTGTCAGGGTTGTATACGAAGGTCCCATATTTGGCGTCGGAAGAACTGTAAGGAGTTCCCGCGTTCCCGGTAATGAAGTCACCCAATTTATTTGATCGTTCCACCATGAGGCCATCCACGTACAGGAATTCCGTATTAGAGAAGGTTGTGGACGTGTTCACCCTGAACGTTAAACCTGTTGTTCCAGAGGGGGATGTCACTGTGTAGACCAACCGCGTCCACGTATTCGCGTCCACAGAGACCGCCGAAGCAGTACTGGTACTGGATGGCCCTAGCCAAGTAAACTGCAACTCCATGGATGCAGCCTTTGTCGAGTAGACGTACATCGACCCCGTGACCACCTGATCCTCATTAAAAGTGATGGGGCTTGCATTACTGATACCTACGCTACGAGCAGTCACATCTGCGGAGGACAACTTAAAGGATGTATCTCCAATACGACCTCTGTCACTAGATGCTGAGATAACTCGGCTTGTTGGAGTTACAAGCGCCACCTCGGTGGTCCCCAGAACGGCCGATGGATTTAAGAAAAGATTGGATCGGTATCCCGCGACTTCTTCAGAGAAGGACATCATGTCGAGGTGTACGACGTTTCCAGATGTTCCTGAGAAATCTATATGAATAACCGCAAACGCAGCACTGTCAGGAGCCACCACGGGGCCACCAGCAACTTGCCACATACTTGACCCCGTGGTGGAGGACAGAACGGACACCGACAACGAAGTACCAACGCTGTCGAGCCACTCGATGCTTGGTGTGGCAGACGCGGTACCGGTCTCCGCACGCACAGGGATGGCAAGATAGTGGTCTTTGCCGGCGTTGACCGGGACCGCGAGCAACCGATTCGAGTTGCCGGGAAGTGAGACCCTCGCCGATGACCCCAATAAGGTCACCCTCCCGACAGCGTCCCGCGAAAACGGGTATGCAGAAGTTTCAAACTCAATACTGGGACCCACAACAGTGGTCCCATTAATCGGCAAGACTGCAAGAGTCATCTGCCCTGCATTCCACGACCAATTGCCTGTGCTTTCTTCAAAAGAGCCGTCATCAAGACTGAGAAACTTATTGTTCGTTGCGGTCGACGTCGTTTCCCAACCCGTCAAAGCCTCCACATAGGTGGACAGACCGCTGAGGGTTCCCTTGTTCCGGTACACATAGCCAGACTCCCTGTGCAGTCGCGCATTGGATGCGACACCAATGAGGTATTCATTGGGCATCCCGGATCCCGTTGAAAAAATACTGCTGAGCCCTCTGGTCGTGAATTGGTTTCTATTTTCGGGAAGGATGACATCAATCATCGAAGATAGTTCATCAAATGTGAGTCCGAACCCATACAAAAATTTCTGCAGATCGGTTTCAGTGTCGGCAGGTGAGAACGGGTTACCGTCGACCGAAGTGTACATACTTGGCAGGAAGTTAATCAGTTTCAGATGTGATTTTTTATTTGTGGGTATGACGACCGACGTGGCCGCGTCTTTGTACCACGACCCATTGGTATCAAAACCAAACAGCGTGTAATACGCGGTCCCTGACGGGGACACTTCCCCATTTACGGAGGAGGCAACCGGCACAATCGTGTCGATGAGTTCGATGATTTCGGTGAGTACTTCCCCAGTAGACACAATAAAGCCGTCAGTGGGATCCTCGGAGGTGCCACTGTTGTTGCGTAGAACAACATATGTCTGCCCTATCTTGTCGGGCATCTCCAAGGATAAACGAACAGTGTCGTAGTCAAGAACCTGTGCAAAGATATAGGACTGCGTGATGGTGGGACCGAACCGTGCATAAAGACCGGTCCCGTACTTAAAGGCGTTAAACTTGCTTGGCATTGTGTAGTCCTAATTCAGGTTGACGGGGTCTCTTCTTTGGTTAGTTTCCCCCACTTGCCTAAGGGACACTCTGCAAAGTCAAGTCGTGCCTTTACTTTCATAAAGCAGCCGCATTGTTTGCACGTCCATGTTGGCTTAAATAATTCAGGGCAACTGTTACAGATAGCAAGCCGCTTAAACGATTCTTCTTTGTCGGCAATCACGATGACTCTCCTAAAAATATCGCTAACTCTTCTTCAAAGGCGGTTTGGTCTGTCTGGTCTATGACGGTGTTTTCGTAAGTGATGCCCCCTCGGGCTTCAATTTCGTCATTGATTCGTTGTCTGTCACCCCATTTGTTTTTGGGGCAAAGACCGTCTTTTTCTTTGGTTGTTTTTAGAACTGGGTTGTCGTCGACATCGCAAGTCATGTCCTGCGTGTTGAAGAAAGGGCATTCTTTGCAGAGGTCAAGTCGCTGCTCCCGCTCTTGTCGGGTTACAAAAAAACCCGAACCGCAGTTTTTCCACGGAGTTTCACTGTCGAAAGTTCGTGTTGAGGATCCGGTTTCGTTTCGTCCGTGAACAACAATTTTTTCCACGGGAAAATCTTCAGAGTACTTGTTAGCAAGTAGAGTCCAGTTTCCTGAAACCATGTCGTCGTTATCTACGTACATGGTTATGTTGTCGCCTTCTGACATGAGTTTGAGACCGGAGCAGAGGTCGTAGTCAGCAACCAGCCTGCCGTCGCGGTCAGCCACGAATAGGAGAGTCTCGTTGTTGGACCACATAAAGGATTTATTGTCAGAATAAATCTTGATAGACTGGTTCGTTACGTTATTTTGTACCATTCTGATCCTCCGTTTGTAAATCCGTTTCCTGTTTCACTGATGAGAACGTCACATACTTGACTGTCAGGTATGGTTACACAGTCGCATGGTCCAGTTTGCTGACACGAAATTGTGCCGTACATGCAGGGAACACTCCCACCGCAACCACACTGACCATTGGGAGAAGAGCCATCTTCGCAACCTCCGCTGGGGCCGGGGGGGCCGCAGGAGCAATTCCCGGGGACGATACAGCAGGTTTGGCAGGACTGTCCTCCGGGAATCGTTCTGCATGAGTAAGCAAATGGCTTGTTCTGGTATGTCCGTGAAGCACTGGAGGATCCACCTGAAAATGAGACCGCCGATACGTTAGCCGTGCTGCTGTTGCTGGGAAGTGTCAACGTGCTTCCTGATCGAGTACCAGAAGTCACGGTGTAAGTGAATGCAGAGTTGTAGTTGCTGATCGTAAATATGCCTGTGGATCCTAGGTAGGAAAGAGTGGGCGTTGCGGGTGTGGCTAAGAAGGTTGTGAACGTATACCCCAGCGCGCTTCCCGGTACAACAAGTGTCCCGGCTGCCACCGTCTGCGTTCCCACTTTATTGTTCAACGAGGAATTGCTTGTAAATCCTGATCCGGTTGTTCCTTTGACAAGTTGTGCTGCGGCGATAGCCGTGTCGGCTTGGGCTGGGCTCAGGCCAACCAAGTTAGGAACAGGAACACTAAGGGAGGTCCAAGTGCCGCCATTGAAGTAGGACTGGTCAATAGGAATCCATGAACTGTCAACCTTGACGTACCCGTTGTTTGCCAGCGACCAGTTGTCTGCCGTTAATCCATGTCGAACATAAATTGTCATACCGAGTACTTAAACCAGACATCCCCGGTAACGCCGTCACTTGAAATAGGAGCCACTGTCGAAATAGTTATTTGTCGAACGCGGGACGTGAGCGCCTGAACACCTGCTGTGGTTATTCCAGAGGCTGATGTAATAGCGGGACTATTTATGGCCGGAGAAGTCAGTGTCTTATTAGTCAAAGTCTGTGTACCGCTCACGGTCACTGCAGCGATACCGCCCTGCTGCAGTGTTGCCGGATTAGTGGTTCCCCCGGTAATGGAAGGCTCCGTCAGTGTCTTGTTCGTCAAAGTCTGCACGTCTGTGGTTCCCACCACTGATCCGGCGATGCCGTGCACATTTGTGGGCGATTTAACGCCTGCTTCAATGTTTGCGAGTCGGTTCGCGACACTGGCGTGCGTCGTGGGGTTGGTGTAAGAACCGGACCAAGAAGATGTCAGGGAACCCGTACCTATGGCCGTTTGAATGGCGGTTACCTCGTCTTGCAGGAGGTTGACATGGCTGGCCATGACGGTGTCGACAAGGTCCACCTTTGAAGAGAATACCCGAATCGATCCGGGGTAAATAGCAGCCATGAGTACCGTCCTTTGGTCACACTCATTGTGTTACTTTTATGGTTCTAGGTCAGGTCTAAAGTGCAGACTCCAATGCCGACACCCGGGTTTCGAGTGCATGTATCCGTTCCTGCAGCCCGTATCCGGGGATTTCTTTGGTGGTCCCCAACCACACGGGGGTGTCCCGATCGTCGTTTTCAAACACAACCCATACCTGATCACCTGCACTGGGTTTAACGAGGTAGCCCGCTGAGATGACGGGCCAGATCCATCCAGTGCGTCCAGAACCCGTGATCACTGGGATCATTACTTTAATTCGCCCAAGGTTTCTTGGGTCACGGCTGTCGGAGACAATTGCCCGGTAGATCACGCCCCGATACCACCCGTGACATTGATAACGACGTCGTCACTTGAAATGATAAATATCTCATCGGATGCAGCCTCGATGATGTTGCTGCTGGATCCACTGGCTACTCGTTTAAGAACGGAGACGGTGACACTACGCGCCACGCCGAGAGATGTGATGAGAGCGATGATGTCTGACATCGTTATCACCGCCCCAAACGGCATTCGCGCATAGTCAAATTGTTCGAACAAAGCCTGACTGACGACTTGAATGCAGTCCACTTGCCGCAAAGAGTCAATGGACTCCACATCGATGGTGATGGCAACAGGGGAGTAGATAGGGTCCGTGATCGTCAGTGCTGTCCCAATCAGGGACGCTGATCCGACAAGTGAATCCACAGACGACTGTAGATCATTTAACTCTACAGTTGATTCCCACAATGATGTCACTTCGTTGTAGGCGGACCCGGGACGATCTTCCGAGCCTCCCACATTTCTGTATGGCGCCACGCACAGCAGAACCGAACTGGGTGTGGACGACTGCGCACTAGCCTTCCCGCAATTTGGAATACTTAATGCGATATTTTGAAAGTCTTCAACGGTCACCGCCCGACCAGCGGTCCGGTAGGTCTGTCGAGCATTGAATCGGACCGACTCTGTGTCCTCAGGATCGGTTCCTCCCGCGCCCGGTGTGTCGTTGGTGACGCTGAGGGACCCAACGAGAACAGCCAACTCGGTAGATGTCACTCCCGGAATGTCGGTTACTTCTTGAATGGAACCTATTGGCACGTTTCCGTTTGTCCCATCCACCACTCGGTATGTGGCGTACAACGCGTATCCAGTCGCAGGAACTAATCCCGAGACACCATCCCCAAATTCAACAAAGGTGATATTGTCGCCCGTGTCACGAACGCGGTACACCCGTGACAACGGTGAGTAATCTGAGATGTGGTCCACGCGCTGCCATGGCTGGTAGTTCACACCATCAAAAACGTAGACCTGAACAGATTCACGTAATACGTTTGAGTCAGGTACTTCTATGATCTGTCTTGGATTCCCATAGGAGAGCCCCAAGGACTCGCCATACCCTGCAGGACCCAACCGCGTTTCGCCCTGCGTTCCGTTGACAATTTGGGATGTGTTGCTGGCGATGATCAGTTGGTCGTCCGTTTCAAAGGGGATATTGAGGTACAGGTCGTTGACCGTTACCCGCGCGGAAACGACGGTTCTTTTGGGAATAAGAATCGGGTTGGCAGACGTGTTGATGAAGGTCAGTTGCACTGAGGAAGGGGAGTACCCCGCAGACTCGTATCCCAGATCCCGGGCCAGCGCAAGAACATTTTGACGACGGCGAGCAGTCGACAACGAGGACTCATTGGCAGCCCTGTCAATGTAGTAAGACATGAGGTCACCCATGTACGCGAATGCCTCGACCAGTGCGACACCGAAGTCGGACTCGTCGGTGCTGTTCCACTCGGGAATTCGGGCCTTGACTCTGGCTATTAAGTCTTCACGAAGGGACGCGTAGTCGCGTGACGTGTAATCAATTTGAACGGGAAGTGTCTCTTGGTTCATATTTACCTATCCGATTAGCACGCTGTAGGTCAGCGGACCCGTTTGTTCAAACTTAGGAATGCGGTAAAGGACAACGAGATTCAAGGTACCCGCGTCGTCTTCGACAATTTCAGTACTTTCAAAAGTAACGTCGGGTAACCAGTCTGAAAACGCTGTCCGCATTTCAACGTCGGCGTAACCGGGAATGTTGGGCAAAATGTCTAGCAAGTCGTTCGGAAGATTGGAACCAAATCGCGGAAGCATGACTCGTTCACCGCGCGCTGTCGCTACAACGGTTTTAACACGGTCTGCCCAGATTTTGGGAAGATCATCCGTGGTGGTGACTTTCCCATAACTGTCCAAACGAAAAGGAAGGCTGATGGCTTTCATGTCCTCATTCTCCGTGCCTCAGGTTATGTTTGCAGGGTTAAATAGTTGACCCAGTAGGCGTATAAGGAGTCACCCTCCACATATTCGGTTTTGAGAACAAATAAGCGTGTGTTGGTAAAATCGTCGTTGTAAAAAGACTTAGTAAGTTCTGATCCATAGTCGCGGTTACTAGAGTTCATCACCCGGGGATACTTAGAAAACCCGGTCACCGCATCCGTAGAAACAACGACGTTAGACACGTACGAGGCGTTGTCCCCCTTGGTAAATACGTGGGTTACTTCTTTAACAAGCCAGTAACCGCTGAGGTTTCGGTCCTTAAGTTCCAGCCTCGCGGGTCGGTAAGGATCAATCCATGGATCTCCAACCACCGTCATCTTGACATCGATGGCCATAAGGCCCCTGTCTGCTTGACCTTTTGCTGCCAGAGCGGCTTCTTTTCGGCTAAAAAATGTCTGATTTTTAACGTTTGCTATGTAGGCACCCTTGCTCCGCATGCCCCCTGTGAACATCGAGTCCGGGGTACTTGACTCTGTTTGCGTTTCTCCTGTCATCGGGTCTACAAATGTTGCTTGCGCTGTGTACGTGAGGTTGTCTGGGTCATCAGATGTGTCTCCTACCCATGAATCGATACTTTCCACATTGGGTCGGTCTTCTCCAAAACTGTAATCTCTAAAAACTATAGGACGGTTGTAAATTTTTCCAACAATCATGGACCGAATCGGAAGAAAGTAAATAGTTGTTGCCTCTACTCGAAGCGTGTACCCTGTCTGCTTGGCTAATCGTGTCATTAACTTCCAGTTGGATTCACCGGACTGGATGACGGTTCCTTTGCGTAAACCGTGTTGCTCGGTGACGACTCTAAAATTGAATTGCGCACCAATTTGTTTTACTATCTCGGCAGCCGACATGTCGGTAAATGTTCTTTGTTCTGTTTTTCGAAATACTCTCGACGCAGCCACGCAGATTAGTTCCCTGATATAGGTTCCCTCTGCGTCAGAGATTAGTCTTACGGAGTTTACGTACCCGTAAAATATGTTAACTCTGAAATTCAGACCTTCTCGCCATCCCGCTCTTGTTGACGGAGTTCCCCAGTAAGTAACAGTGATAGGAGTCCCCGGCCGCATACTTTTTATCCAGTCCAACTTTGTAGAGGAAATCCTTATAACTGCCGTGTCGTGCTCATTAATTTGTTGATGTATTTCGCAGCGAAGGTACTTAATCGTGGCAGTAGAGTTTACCTTTAAAGGAAAAGCGACAAGCCAACCACCAGTGAGTCGACGAGACGTGGGCTCCGTGATTGTTTGAGTTGACTCTGTCATGAAATTATGACCATGTCCCCGGGTGCCAAGGAAAGTGGATCCAGTAAGTCAGGGTTCTTATCCATGAGAACCCACCACTGAGTTGGGGAACCCAGTATCCGGTTAGTGACGCGATCCAGACGAACACCTTCTTGCCACGTCACTGCGGACGTTGACCCCGCCGTTCCACGATTAAAACTTGGACCTCGCATCACGGTAGGTCGCGTTAAGCCACTTCTTCCGTCAAGTGTGTAGAAGACGGGTTCTCTTTCGTATCGGCTACCTATTTTTATCATGTCAAACTCGCAAAGTTTACAACATCAGGAAGTCTTTCAAAACCAAGGTTGACTCTTGTCACGGTTGGTACCATGTTTTCTGTGAACTGAATATGTGTGTAGTTGGCACTGGAGAGACGGGCCCGATACACCATCTTGTCGCTAAGGTGGAGCACCAGCGGAACAAACCACGCCAAACCAACGTCGGCGGTCATGCCCCGCCACGTTGTTTCCCATTGCCTTCCTATGACACTTCTAAACAAGAAATCCAAGTCGTACATGGTTCCTTTGTCGGCAATATCGATGAGGTCTTGATCTCCAATTCCCAAACCTTCTTTGCCCAGTGCGCTTGAATTTGAAACAGGTCCGCTTTGGTAGAGACCCTTCATTTTTGCCGACAACTCGGCCGGTACGGATTTCTGGCCGCGTAGCGGATTGAGAAAGTACATGTCCTCAACTCGGTGAATCTCAAAATCGACGTAGATCGTGGAACCACTGGGAAGAATGTTGACGGCGGTAAGCGCACCCGTAAACAAGG